CGGTGTAATAAAACCAAAACCCTTGGCGTCGTTAAACCATTTTACTTTTCCTGTTACCATTTTACTATTTCCTGTTATGTTAAAATTTTGTGTGTGTGTATATATTTATGAATCTTTGTTCATAGTTTTTAAGTTGAGCAACATGTTTTCAACTGTTAGTTTAGTAATAGTTGCTAGCATTATTAGCTTGTCATCATCAGTATACGCTTCTTTATCGAACATGTCAAGTATTGTTGTGCCAATCATTCGAAATGCTTGTTCTTGCCCAACAGCAAGTTTGCCCCAATCTGTGGGATCGCCTGCTTCTACTTCTGCTGCAATTTCTACCAGCTGTTCTAGTGTTATTTTTTTCATAGTGTTATTTGTCCTGTGCCAAACCCCATATGTCCTCGGGCAAAACAATTGAATGCTAGACTGTATCTTATGTCTTTTGAATCGCTTCCAGGAACGGTATGCTCTAAGTGAGAAGGAAACAACAAGAGATCTCCAGTTCTAGGAGCAATAGTATGCGTACTTGAGTTATACTTGTTCAGATGTGTTTTTTTAAACGTGGGCGTTGTTGTTGAGTGAAATAAGTTTACATGCGAATACGACTGTTCAAAAACAATCGGAGCAGTTGTGGCTGTGGTCTCTATATAGTAGACTCCACTGATCATAGAATTTGTATGATTATGTTTTACCACATATTCGTCCCCGATATATCGATTGGCCCAACTGGTTGTTATATCAAATGTTATGCCATCGTCAATGCCTAGAGATTGATGTGTAAAATAATCAATTGCGTCTGTTATCTGTTTACGCAAATTTTTAAGTTGCGGTTTATCTAGAATGTACATGCCCTTTGAGCCTTCGTCAAGAGCTTCGTCGGTGCCATCGTGGCCAGTTCGTTGATAGGGATACTCAAGATTTTTTAACCAAGTTTTGGTAATAATGTTAAGATCTCCTAGATGTGTTTGAAACAAGGGTATTGCAAACAATGGAGTTATGTTATGTTGCATTTAAACAGTTAGTGTATTGATCACGCCGCCGGCTGTTCCTCGGGGGAATAGATTAAAGGCCAAGCTGTATCGTACCTTTGACGATTGATTTTCTTCAACTGAGTGAGTCATCATCGATGGGAACATGATTAAATCGTTTTTAGCAGGGAATAGACCCCAAGCATCCGCATTAAAGAAATTTAACATAGATCCGTCTGCATGATCTTGATAGTTAAAGTCTACTCTAACTGTTTCGGTCCAAAGGTTATAGTTGCCTTTGTCTTTGTGACAGACAAATGCTCCGGTATCTCCATCTGTATCTATATAATAGACTCCACTGATTAGGCTGTTGCCGTGATAGTGTTGACCAGAATAATCATTTGCATAATGTCTATTGACCCAACTGTTTTCCATTTGAAAATCCATGTTGCGTTTTACATCTAACACCGTGTAGATAAAATTATCTGCTGCCTTCATAATTTTAGCTTTCAACGGAGCCAATTCCGGAGTATTCAAAATGTATTTGTTAACAGAGTAATCGCCGTTGTCGGCAGGCATACGTTCGTATGGTATATTTTCAATGTAGTCACGTAGGCCTTTGTCCAAACTGCCTAAATTGGTTTGATACAGGGGTACTCCAAATAGAGGAGTTACTTTAAACTGATTGCTCATCTAATCCAACCTATTTTCTTATTTTGTTCTTTTCTAAGATCGTGTTCTTCCACACTACCCGGAAAGCGCCAAGCCCAAATTGCCACTAGACACATAAAAGCTGCCGTGTACATTATACCGCGAGCTGGTACTGCTGTTAACCACATGATAATCAAACTAGTTGACATCATGGCCAACATGAAGAATTTCATCTTAGTAGGAAACACACGCTTCTCGCCCCAGTTAGTCAGGAATGGGCCAAACAGCTTGTGATTGTATAACCAGGCATGCATCTTTGGTGAACCTTTGGCAAAGCAATAGGCCGCAAACACAACAAAACAACTATAAGGTATACCTGGAGTAATGACGCCAATGTAGGCCATTCCTAAACTGAGGAAGCCTAATATTTTCCAAAAGAATTTTTTTATATTATCCTGCATTTACATTCCCACTTCCGGATGCCGCATGTCCGCAACTTGCGGCGTCGCCTGCTCTACATACAGGAATGCCGTTGGCCTTAACGCTGCCAAGAGAGCCAACCATGACTGGACCGCCGTGTGATCCTCGGCCGTGTCCAGCCACTGCTGCACCTTGAACAGCGATTGGACTACCATTAACTAATACCGTTGGCGCAAGATTACCAACTATAGTCGATCCTGCTGCATCGACTCCTACTCTGCTTATTCCTGGCATATATTCCTTAAAATGCTTTTGGTAAATCGTTTATCTTAGAAAGATAATCAGAAATTCTCTTACGAGCCTTATCCAGTTCTTTTGGCGTTAACGTCTCAGTTTCTGATGTAATTTGGCCGCCTTCAATCAAATATCTATAACTAGAAATAAAATTAATAAACTCTAAAGGACTTATCATATGAATACCGTTGCCTTCTGCTAGATTTTTAATAGTTTGCTGAAAGGATTTTATTTCTTCATGATTAGCAGCAATACTAGTTTGACTGTTAGAAATAGAATTATTAATTTGATTGTTTATATTAATATTAGAATTTAAAGTTGTTAAATTATTAACTATATCTTCTGACGTAGTTGCTAACGAATTTAAAGAAGCAGCTATTGAACGATCAGTAATCACTAGTCTATCTAGCGCAGAAATTATTCTATCAAGATGACTGCTATAATTATAAGGAAAATTAGTAGTAGCCTGTGGTGCTGAAACCGGAGTTTCTGGAACTGTAATAACATCAGTAAAATCTGCCGCCACAGTAGTGGATATGGTTTGATTGGCCAGAGAAATTGTAAATGTTCTAGGTATGGGACTTACGTCAGTAATTCTAAATGTAAATGTAGTAATCCCTTGAGGAATAACTATTTGAGATGATGCCCGATTTTCAATTATCTCGTCGCTAAATGAAAAGTATGGCCCAAATCTAGAAAATATTGCACGGTTAAGTACAGTGAATGGCAAAACTGTTATAGTAGAAGTTTCTGTTGATAACACAACTTCAAAATTCTTTGACGTTGGATCGTACGTTAAACTGCTTACTGTTAGCGGACTAGTAGGAGTCCAAATATCTTGAGTGAACACAGCAGTCCCACTAAGGCCATCAACAGCTAGTATTGAACCGTATGATCCGTAGTTGATAAACCCTTGTATTCTAAAATAATCTAACGGAACAGTAAAAGAACTGGTTCCAATAGTTGGAATAATAAAATATTTTTCACCTGGTGCGCTTGGCCCTTGCCTAGTATATACTCCATTACTTCCAACTAAAGATAGAGACGACGTGTATTCAATACCTGCTATCCATACCCTATACCAAAATAGATAATCAGTAGTTGTTGTTGGGCCAGTTAATGTAACAATAAAATTATCGTTAACGTAATCAGGTACTATAGATCTAACATTAACTGGCATACATTATCCCTTGATGATGCTTCCAGCACTTACTGGCTGAATGCCTGTGGTTTGGAATGTGTATTGTTTTCCAACTTCAGGATCTGTTTCTGCCATGGTGATGATTGCACTTGAATTAAATGTCAACTTGGCATCTGGATGAACGGTCATTAGTACTGGAGACATTGCTGGTCCTTTCTGTGTCATGGCCAACATTAAAGGACGATCTAGGGTAATAGTTCCCATAGCATCTTCTACAAATTTGCCCATGACTTCCTCACCTGTAATCAATTTGATTGAGATAATATCACCTACTGCAAATTTTTGTTTATTAAATAACATTTATATTTTCCTATTAGTATCCTTCACCGTTGAAACCAGTTTCATCGATGTATTTTCTTAACTCTGTAAACCCACCAATCAAATTACCGTTAATGATAATTTGTGGTACTGTTCTAGCAGTTGGAATTGCTTCTAACAATTCTTCTTTAGTGTATCCGTCTCCAATTTTACGTTCTTCAAAACGGACGTTACGTTGTTTTAATAGTGCTTTTGCTTGATCGCAATAGGGGCAGTTGTACTTGCTCCAAATAATTACATTGCTCATTGTATTTCCTTTCAACTTTATTATATAGCCGGCAACTCAGCATAGTCAATATTTTCTCCCATGACACCAATAACATAGTTTGTGCTTTCTGTTTCTTGTAGAGCACTTTGTTTCTTGCTGGTATCGCTGTGTTTGTTAAACCAAGGAATAGGAGTGGTCTTTGGTGCAGGCTGAAGATATTTAATACCAATATCTTTTAATGCGCCAACGGCTGTGTAGTCTACAAAGTCACGTAGAATATTAGCGTTCAATCCGATAACAGGACCTAACTTAAACAAATAGGTTGCCCATTCTTTTTCTTCTCGAATAACATCCATATAAAGCTGATAGACTTCTGCTTGGCATTCTTCTCGAGCTTCAACAAATCGAATGTCCTCTTTGACCACTTGATTGATCATATAGGCAGTCCAGCCTTTGTGTAGCAGCTCGTCTTGAAGAATCAATTGGATAATGTTACCGTTGCCCATAAAGATTTTATTCTCTACCATAGCTAAACTTGTAGCAAACGATACCATAAAGCGGAATGCCTCAAGAGCATAACTTGCGTGTAAGGCCAACCATACTGCTCGAACGTGTTCTTTCTCTGTGACTTCTTGGCCAAGTTCTTTGCGGCAGTTGATAAGGTGTAACTTGTCATAGTAGTTACCCACACTACTTGCCATGTCTACAATTTCTTTAGTGTCGTGGATGGTGTTGAACACATCCTTGGGCACGTTATAGATATTGCGAATGATATGGCTGTAGCTCTTGCTGTGAATGTTTGTTTCAAAGAAGCCCCAGTTGTACATCAGTGCTTCTACTTCTGGAAGACTACACACAGGCGTGAATACCTGTGTTGGACCGCGGCCTTGCAAGCTATCCAGTGCTGTTTGACGTAGTAGATTACTGGTAAAGATATGTTTGACAGCATCACTGGCATCTTTAAAATCATTTGAATCTTTAGTAAGACTGATCTCTTCTGGTTGCCAAAAGAATCCACGTGCTGTGGCATCAAAGTCTGCAATCTTCTTATACTTGACTTCTTCAAAACGTTGGATAGTTACAGGTCCGGCTGGATCCAGGAACATCTTACGATTAAGATAGTCTGTCTTTGTGGTTAGGTTGTATTGTTGTTTACTCATAGTTTGCATGCCTCGCAGTCTTCGTCTTCGATTAATTCTCTTTCGTTATGGAACCCGTTGTAGTGTACTTCGGGAGTGGATTCAGCCATTGCCTTACTACCTGCTTTATTAATTAGGCTGTAGTAGAATGTCTTCAACCCCCACATGTGTGCCTGCATCAAATTCCTAGCAATTAATGTAGTAGGTACTTTGCGATCTGCCCAATGTGCTGGATTGTAAAATGTGTTAGTTGAAATTGATTGATCAACATAGGCAGCAAGAACTGCGGCTGTTTTCAAATAGCCATCACAATCTTTTTGTTCCCACATCATTTGATATTTGTTTTTTAGTTTATGGTACTCTGGAACAACCTGTACAAAACTTCCTGCTTTTGATTCTTTAACACTGATCAAGCTCATAGGCATTTCAATACCATTTGTTGAATTAATCACTACACTTGAACTTTCAACCGGAGCAATAGCCATTAAGGTTGCATTGCGTACACCGTACTGTTTCATATTGCCACGCAGTGTTTCCCAATCAAGCTCAGGAGCAAAGTCTGCTAGTTCATTAACACCCTTGGCACGAAGTTCCCAGGGGAAGGTGCCTTGACCATATCTAGTTTTATGGCTTTCTGTACACGGCCCACGTTCTTTAGCTAGTTCAACCGTGGCTTCAGTTAGATAAAATGCTTGATGTTCCATCCATGTTTTAACATCTTGTAGTGCATCTTTATCGCCATACTTAAGACCACGCTTGGCGTGCCAGTAGGCAAGATTAGTAACACCGATACCTAATGGTTGTATCTCATCGTTACTTAATTTACTCTGTATCGACAAGAAATCTTGATAGTCAAGAATGTTACAC